GGTCGCGTCCGGCCAAGCCCGCACCGGTCAGCGCACCGGTCAGCGCACCGGAGCCGCCGTCCGCGGTGATTCCACCGGTCGACGCACCCGTCAGCCCTCGGTCGGACGTGCTATCCTCGGATGCGCTCGACAGGATGCGGGCGATGCTGTCGGGCGGGATGCCGCGTGCGGGCGCGCAGGACGCGTCAGGACGGGCGGAAACGGGTCAGGATGACCGCAGGTAGCGGCGAGACGGTCCGAGGGCGTATTGAGGCGCACAGGTGCCGCAGGAGCGAACGTGGCAGGAAGTCCGAAGAAACGGGCGAAGATGCAGCTACAGGCGGCAATCGCGGCCGGAATCGTCGAACCGCCGAAGCGAGCCAGGACTCGACCGCCGATCACGGGCGAGGATGAGGGCGGAACGGCCGAGACGCCGACCGGCCGGAACGTCGGCCCGCGCGCGCCTGTGACCACTCGTGCGCTTCCTGACGGTCTGTCGGAGGAACAGCTCGAAAGCATCCTAACGGCCCTGTCCTGCGGCGTTACGTTCGAGGCGGCGCTCGCGTCGGTGCGCGTGCCTCGCACGTCGATGCACCGTTGGATGCAGGACCACGCCGAACTGCGCGCGCTCATCGACGACGCCCGCGAGTCCTGGGCGCGAGCGCATGTCGAGTTTATCGCGCAGTCGTCGGACTGGAAGGCGCGGTCGTGGCTGCTCGGCGTGCGACTGCCGAAGGAGTACGCGCCGACCAGCAAGATCGCGGGACATGACGGCGGCGCGCTCCTGGCCGACGCGGAGCTGCTCGAGCTCGCGCGGCGCGCGCTCGGCGTCGTGCCGCCGGACGGCGATGCCGGCGAGGACTGAACTCGGGCCGCTGACGGTCGACCAGGCGCACGCGATCATCCGTGCGTCGATTCGCCGCGCGTCCATCCTCGACGCGATCCCGACGATCTCGCCGCACTTCCAACGGCCGCAGCACATGCGCCCGCTGGCGCGCCTCCTGCGCCGCTGTCACGACGCGTCGATCGGCAAGGGCCCGCCCGTGTTCGCGTGTTTGTCCGCGCCTCCCCAGGTCGGCAAGACCGAGACGATCCAGCACGCGCTCGCGTGGTGGCTCGCGCGATCACCAGGCGACTTCCTCGGTTACGTGTCGTACGGCTCGGACCTCGCCGAAACGAAGTCGCGCCGCGTGCGCGACCTGGCGAACGAGTGCGGCGTCGAACTCCGCACGGACTCGCGCGCCGTCGACCTGTGGCAGACGACGGCCGGCGGCGGGCTCCTCGCGCGCGGCCTCGGCGCGGGCATCACCGGCCAGTCCGCGTTGAAGCTGATCGTCGTCGACGACCCGTACAAGAATCGGATCGAGGCCGAGAGCAGGCGATTCCGCGACCGCATCCGCGACGACTTCCGCGCGGTCATCTGGACGCGTCGTCACCCGACGACATCGATCGTGGTCTGTCACACGCGATTTCACGAGGACGACCTCACGGGCTCGCTCGTGCGCGAGGGCTGGGAGCATCACGTCATCCGCGCGATCGACGACGAGGGCCGGCCGCTCTGGCCCGAGTCCGGTCGCGATCTCGCGTTTTGGGAGGCGACCCGCAAGGGCGCGAGCGAGTACAACTGGTGGTCGCTGTACCAGGGCGAGCCGCGGCCGCGTGAGGGTCGATTGTTCAGCGGCGTTCAGTACGGCGACGCGCCGAGCGACTGCACCGTCGCGCTCGGCCTCGACCTCGCGTACTCGGCGAAGACCTCGGCCGATTACTCGGTCGCCGTCGCGGTCGCGCATCACGCCGCGAGCGGGCGGTACTTCGTCCTCGACGTCCTGCGCGAGCAGCTGCCCGCGCCCGAGTTCGCGCAGCGGTTGAAGACCTGGCGCTCGAGATGGCCCGGCGCGCCGCTGCACGCGTACCTCGCCGGAACCGAGCGTGGCACCGCTGACTTCCTCCGAACGCTCGGGATCGTGATCAAGGTCGACGCGCCGAAGGGCGACAAATTCATGCGCGCGCAGAGTGCGTCCGCCGCATGGAACGACGGCCGCGTGCTCGTGCCGGCGAGCGCGCCGTGGGTCGAGCATTTCGTCGGCGAGCTGCTCGACTTCTCCGGCGTCGCGGACGCGCACGACGACCAGCTCGACGCGTTCGTGTCGGCGTTCGACCACGCCGCTCGCGTCCAACTCGCGGCGGTGCCGTCGGGCGCGCTGGCGACGTCGCGCGCGTGGGACCGAGAGCAGCGCGGCGGCGCGCTTGGCCTCGCGCCACCGGCCGCCCAGACGGTCCTCGCGCCTCGACGGCGCTACCAGTGATCACGCACGCATCGGCATGATCACCGATGCGCTCGTGCGCTCGGCGACGCCGTCGCGCACCACGATCGGCTCGAGCTCGCCGGCCAGGCCGACCTCGACGTGCTCGGACTGCATCGAGCGCAGCGCGTCGGACAGGTATGATCCGCACAGACCCACGAACCCGTCGCCGCCGCTCGTGATCGCCTCGATGTCCTCGCTCGACTCGCCCGAGTCGGAATCGAGCGCCGACAGCTTCAGCACGCCCTCGGCCACGTCGAGGCGCAGCCCGCCATCACGGCGCGCGACGAGCGACACGCGGCGCACGGCATCGGCGAGCGCCTCGCGCGACACGGACGCGCGCGCTCCCTTGCGCTTCACCGGCGGCATGATCTTGCGCCACGGCGGAAACGCGTCCTCGCCGAGCACGCACCGGAGCGACGTGTCGCCGCGCTCGACGACCAGGTGCCGGCCCTCGCGCAGAAGCACGACGCCCTCGGCCTCCTCGCGCTCGAGGCACAGTCCGATCACGGACGACGCGACCGCGCTCGGCAGGAGCGTCGGGACGCCGACGGCCTCGCACGGGATCAATGCCATCGACAGGCGATGCCCGTCGGTCGCGATGGCGGTCGCGGTGCCGTCGCCCAGCTCGAGCTGGATGCCGGCCAGGTGCGGGCGCGAGATGTCGTCGGACGTGGCGTGCTGGACCGAGCGCAGGAGCTCGCCGAGCTCGGAGGCGGGCATCGACGCGAGAAGGTCGCCGGTCGTCGCGTGGAGCGCGGGGAAGTCGTCGACGGGCATCGTCGGCAGCTTGAATCGCGCGCGGCCGGCGCGGATGGTCGCGACGCCCTTCGCCAGTTCGATCACGACGTCGCCGACGGGCAGGTTCGCGGCGATGCTGGCGAAGGTCTTGGCGGGCACGGCGAACTCGCCGTCGCCGCTGCTCGCCACGGACGTTCGGATCGACCGTTGCGCGTCGGTCGCGGCAAAGGTTGCGGTGCCGCCGTGTGCGCGCACGGCGATGCATCCAAGGATGGGCATCGGCGTCTTGCTCGGGACGATCGGCAGCACGCGGCGGATGGCTCGGTTCAGGTCGGACGAGTGGATCGTGATCATGTCAGCACATCTCCGCGGACGTCCGCGGTTTGCACTTGTGCGTCGAATGCACACGTTGACGGGGGTGCGATGCTGTCGATCGGTAGTCTGTTCTCCGGGATCGGGGGACTTGAGCTCGGATTGGAACGTGCCGGCCTTGGCGACGTGATCTGGCAAGTAGAGGCAGACGAGTTCAGGCGCGACATCCTTGCGCGTCACTGGCCTGGCGCGAGGCGATTCAAGGACGTGCGCAGCGCGTCGGCGATACACGGCGAATCGTGCGATCTCGATGACGACTGCGCGTGCGAGTCGCCACGCATGGATCGGGTGGATCTCATATGCGGCGGATTTCCATGCCAGGACATCGCAAGTCACGGTAAGCGAGCAGGACTCGCCGGAGAGCGGTCTGGTCTGTGGCACGAAATGAAACGAATCATCTTCGAGGTGAATCCTAGATGGGTGGTGATTGAGAATGTCGAAGCGCTCCGCAGAAGAGGTCTTGACGTTGTGCTCGCAGACCTTGCCGAAAGCGGGTTCGATGCGGAATGGCAGACTGTCAGAGCGGCCGACGTTGGCGCCCCACACGGACGCTCCCGTCTCTTCGTGGTGGCCTACCGCACAGAAGAGCGACGCTCGAAGCTCGGGGAGGCACACGACCTCGACTGGAATCTCGCACGACGGAACGTCGCTCACCGACGCGGCGCGGGATTTCCACCGGGACGGGACGATCTTGACCTCTGGAATTCCAAGCGGTCCGCCGGCCGTCCTGTGCCCGGTTTTCGTCGAATGGCTGATGGGATTCCCGGACGGGTGGACCGAATCGCGGCGCTCGGAGATGCAGTTGTTCCTGCCGTTGCAGAAGTGATTGGAGAGGTGATCGCCGATGCATTGTGCCGTTGGAATGAATACCCTCCGCAAATTCATAGAATGAACATGCGTGCCCGCGGTGCGCGCCGAGCATGACCACGGTCGGCATCATCCTCGCGCGCGGCGGAAGCAAGCGCGTGCCGCGCAAGAACATGCGCAAGGTCGGCGGGCAGACGCTCGTCGAGCGCGCGATTCGATCCGGTGCCGGGCTCGATCGCGTGTACGTCTCGACCGACGATGACGAGATTGCGCAGGAGGCCGAGTGGCACGGTGCGACCGTGCATCGTCGACACGCGATCTGGGCGCGCGACACGACGACCAGCGAGGACGCGATCGCGGACTGGTGGCACGCGCTCGACCTGAACGCGCAGCCCGACGTCGTCGTGTTGCTGCAACCGACGTCGCCGCTGCGCGAGCGCGTGCACGTCGACGAGGCGGTGCAGCTGCTCGAGCGCACGCGCGCCGACTCGGTCGTGTCCGTCGTCGTCGATCCGCTGCACCATTTCGCCGGCCGGTTGCGACCGCGCGAGGACGGCGCGGAGTGGATGCCGTTCCGTCCGTGGGACCATCGCCCGCGCACGCAGGACCTGCGGCACATGGGCACGGAGAACGGCGCCATCTTCGCGTGGACGCGCAAGCATTGGAGGTACGTCGGCCGGCGCGACGGCGGCGACTGCCGGGCGTACGTCATGCGCGCGATCGACTCGGTCGACATCGATCACGAGGAGGACTTCGCGCTCGCCGAGGCGTGCCTTGCGGCCAGGTCCGCGGTGAGCGGGCGAGCATGATCACGCACCTGGGCCAGCGAGCCATCACCTCGGACGTGCCGCCGTACTTCGTCGCGGAGCTCGGCCCGAACTTCGTCGTCTCGCGCGGTCGAGCCGACAACACCGCGTGCCTGATCCGCATGATCGACGAGGCCGCGGGCGCGGGCGCGGACTGCGTCAAGTTGCAGCTGAAGGCGCTCGACGGCTTCTATCGCAACGACGACCTAGCGCGGCCGCCGCATGACCCGGCGCGCTCGCCGTTCACGCTGCGCGGCGAGTACGTGCTCGCGCGCGAGCCCGACGACGACATGCTCGAGCTCGTCGACGCGCGCTGCGCGAGGCTCGGGATCCATTGGACCGCGAGCGTGTGGGATGCCGAGAGCGTCGAGGTTCTGCGTCGATGGAATCGGCCGTGGGTCAAGGTCGCGAGCGCGTGCGTCTCGGACCTGGCGCTGCTCGAGCGCGTGCGCTCGCTCGGCATTCCGGTCGTGATGTCGACGGGCATGTCGACGATCGAGGAGGTCGACCGCGCCGTGATGGCGCTCGGTCAGGATCGGCTCGTGCTCGCGCACTGCACGGCCGCCTATCCGTGCGCGATCGAGAACTTGAACCTCGGCGTGATGCGCACGCTCCGCGATCGCTATCACGTCCCGGTCGGATGGTCGTCGCACTCGACGGTGCCCGACGCGGCCGGATGGGCGACGTCGATGGGTGCGCGATGGATCGAGTACCACCTGACGCTCGACCGCGGCGCGTGGGGTCCGGACCATTCGTCGAGCGTCGAGCCGGCCGAGTTCGGGCGCGCGGTGCATGCATCGCGAGAGGCGCACGCCGCCATCGGCGCGGCCGACAAGACCGTCCTCGACATCGAGCAGTCGGCGCGCGCGCGGCTCCGGAGGGTCGGATGATCTGTCATCTCTGCGAGCTACCGCTCGACCAGGCCGTCACGGTCGGCACGACCGCGCGTCACGGCGAGGCGGTCTGGAATGTCGCGTGCGCGCGCTGCGGTCTGGTGCAGGTGTCGCCGCTGCCAAGCGAGGGCGACCTGGCCGACTACTACGCGACCGAGTACCGGCGACTGTACCGACCGCAGCCGGTCGGCGGGCACGAGCCCGGCACGGCCGAGTACGAGGCCGCGCTCGACGCGGGCGCGGAGGCGTACGCCGATCTGCTCGTCGAGCAGCTGGGCCTCGGTCCGGCGTCGCGCGTGCTCGAGGTCGGATGCGGTGACGGCCGGCTGTCGGCCGCGCTCGGTCGACGCGTCGGCGCGGTGCTCGCGTGCGAGCTCGACGTCGACGAGCGCCTCAAGGCGTGGGGCCGCGACGTCGACGTGCGCTGGCCGTCGCTGGCGCAGGCGGTCGAGTCCGGCGAGACGTTCGACGCGGTGATCTCGTCGCACGTGCTCGAGCACCTGCGCGAGCCCATCGCCGCGCTCCAGGCGATGGCGTCGATGCTGACGGTCGACGGCGTGATCTGGGCCGAGGTGCCGAACGTCCGGCACCCGTATGGCGACCTGCACACGCACTACTGGCAGCGCGCGCACCTGTACTCGTTCTCGCCCGAGACGGCCGCGCTGGCCGCGCTGCGCGCGGGCCTGACCGGCATCCGCTCGCAGGCCGAGCAGGACCACGGCCGCGCGCTGTTCCTGACGGCGCGCAATCCCGAGACGCGCGCGCCGCGCACCTATGCCGAGGCGGTGCAGCTGCTCGGCGGCGAGCTCCAGGACGGCGCGACCGTTGCGGCCGCGCTTGAGGCGTACCAGCGCGCGCGCGACGCGAACGCGGGCCGACGCCTATCGGAGTTCATGGCGGGCGCTGGCGAGGCAGACAGGTGGCTCCGCGACGAGGTGCGGCGCATGGCCGACGCGCTCGGCTCGACGATGCACGCGCTGGGGAAGCTCGCGCAGGATCTCGACGAGTACGGCTCGCGCGAATCGACGACCGACGACGAGTGGGGCCGCGCGTACGAGTGCGGCGAGCGCGCGATGTCCCAGCGCGCGAACGTCGTCGTCTCGCACATCGCGAATCAACTCGTGACCAGGAGCGTGTCGTGATGCCGATCATGGATTCCGAGCGCGTCTATGCGCTGACCAAGGCGCGGCCCGCGATGCTCGCGAGCGTGTCGAATCTCCAGCGCATCGAGGCGCGGCCGTACGCGCTGCCCCCGCTCGCCGAGCGCGGGCACGGCGCGGTCTACGTCGTCGGCTCGGGACCGTCGCTCGTCGACAGCATCGATGCGCTGCGGTCGGCGCAGGCGTCGGGCGCGCTGGTCTACGCGACGAATACGAGCCTTCCGGCGATGGCGCTCGCGGGCATCGTGCCGGACGTCGTCGTCGTGCGCGAGGTGCTCGACGTCGCCGACCAGCTGTCGCACGGAGCGCATGAGATCGTGTGCGACCTCGCGTGCTCGCCGCGCGTCTGGGAGCGCGCGGGTCATCACACCGGAATCGCGTCGTGGTTCGTCGCGGGCGGCACGCAGTTCTTCGCGCTCGCGCATCGGCTCGGCGTGCGGCCGCTGTTCGGCGGGCCGGCGTCGCTGACCGCGGCGGTCGCGCTCGCGATCGAGCGCGGCGCCGGCCGCATCGTGCTGGTCGGCGTCGACCTGGCGTTCGCGGACGACGGCCAGGGCTACGCGTCGGGCACGGCGTACGAGGGATTCGCGGGACAGCTGACCGACGCCGGGATGCGCGTCGGAGGCGCGGGCCTCGAGGTGATGCGCGCGGCGAGCGCGGCCGCGTCGGTGCCGCCGCCGCCGCGCGTGCAGCGCACGACGCGCGTACCGTCGCTCGACGGGCGCGAGGTCGAGCAGCTCGGGACGTGGGCCGATCAGCAAGCGTGGCTTGAGTCGATCGCGTCGCGATTCGGCGAGCGCATCGAGCTCGTGAACATGACCGCGCGCGGCGCGCTCATCGCGGGCTGGTCGCGGCGTCCGGCGTTGACGCGTCGGCAGCCGTGGCCGCGCGTGCTGCGCCAGGCCGTGGCGCTCGAGCGCGTGCGCGGCGCGGTCGAGGACGTGCGCCGTCAGGCCGAGACGGTCGCGAGCATGGCCGACACGGTGCACGACGCGGATGGATGCGTGGTCGCGGTGCCGGGCTACCTCGATGGATGCGACATCGTCGAGGCGGTCGCGGCGGGCGACATGATCACGGTGCGAGAGATGGGCTATGCGCCCGGCCCCGGCGTGCGACTGACGTGCATGGCGCTGTCCGACGCGGCGCGCGCGGTGCGCGACGCGTTGCCGAGCGTGGCAGTTGCCGCGCATACTGCGGCACCATGAGCAAGCTCGGCGCGAACAAGACCCGCGAGAAGACTCGCGCCCTGACTGACGCGGGCGGTCGCGATCTGTCGCCGTTTCAGCGGCTCAGTCCGAAGCCCCAGATCTCGCGCTGGTCGCCGAGCGTCGGATACGCCGAACTCACGTGGGGTCAGGTCCAGTCGATCCTGATGAACGCCGAGCGCGGCTACATGGAAACATGGGGCGACCTCACGCGCCGCATGATCGCGACCGACGACCACATCGCGGCCGTGTACGAGACGCGGATCGCGTCGGTGTCAGGCGCGCGCCGCGAGGTGAAGCCCGCCGAGGTTGCGCCGGGATTCGAGCGATACGCGCAACAGGCGGCCGACGATTGCCGTCAGTTGCTCGACTCGCTGCCGTCGCCCGAGCGGATGATCGCGGGATTGCTCGACGCGGACTTCACCGGATTCGCCGCGTCCGAGATCATCTGGTCGCCTCGAGGCGACATGGTCTGGGCGGACGACATCGTCTGGATCTCGCCGCGCCGATTCCGGTTCTCGGACTCGTTCGAACTCTACCTGTACGACAACGGGATCGGAGCCGCCCGCGCGCGCGAGCTCGACATTCCGATGGACGAGAGCGTCGTAAATGGCGTGCTCGGATTGCCGCTCACGAAGAACAAGTACCTCGTTCACATTCCGCAGATCCTGCCGAACTACCCGACGTCGAGCGGCCTTCTGCTCGCGTGCGTGCGCGCCTGGTGGGTCAAGTCGTGGATCATGAAGTTCTGGCTGTCCGGCGCGGAGATCGCGGGCAATCCGCGACTGATCGGTCGACTGCCGGATCAGGCCGCGTCCGCCGACGTCGCCGATGCGCTGTACCAGGCGCTCAACGACTTGAGTGCTGACGGCGTCGGCGTGCTCAAGGGCGAGTCGAACATCGAGGTCCTGCGCGTCGAGGCGCAGGGCTCGGGCTCGGTCTGGGAGACGCTGATCAAGCGATGCGACGCGGCCATCAGCAAGGCCGTCCTCGGCTCGACGATCAACGTCGAGGTCGGCGAGGGCGGCGGCAATCGCGCGCTCGCCGAGTCGCAGGGCGACATCACGATCACGCCGCGCCTGCAACGATCGGCGCGCCTGGTCTGCAACACGATCGAGCGCGACCTGTTCCAGCCGTTCCTCGAGTTCAATCGCCACCGATACGGCGGCATGACGCCGGTTCCATCGCTGTCGCTGATCTTGTACGAGGCGCAGGCCGAGATCGATCAGCTGGCCGTCACGTCGGGCGTGGTCAAGGTCGACGAGCTGCGCCAGTCGCGCGGCCTCGAGCCGCTCGGCGAGGCGAACGGCGGCGGCGCGTTTATCGCCGCGCCCGTGCCCGCCGCGCCCGCATTCGCGGCCGGCGTCGCGGGCGGACTGGGCTCGCAGGCATCGCAGACCGAGTACCGCGCCGTGGCCGTGGAGGCGGACGCGGGAGTCCCTTTCAAGACTGCGGCATGGGACCGAGCGTTGAGGGCGGCGCATCGCGCTGGCCTGGCGCATGCGGCGACGTCTGGGCGCTAGCGACCGACGAGGAGCGCGACGCGGCCGTCGCGACGATCGGCACGCCGCCCGCGCTCATCGCGTCGAGTCTGCTCGACGCGCTGCCCGAGTGGCAGCGATGGCAGGACGAGATCGCGACGACAATCGCGAACTCGACGACGATTCAAGACGCGGCCGCGAATCTCGGTCTGTGGGCGAAGCGCGCGGCCGACGACGAGGCAATCGCGGGCGGCATCTACTCGGCCGCGATGCAGGGCGACATGGCCGGTCAGTTGTTCGTGCGCCAGATCGAGGTGCCCGAGTCGATGCCTCAGCGCGCGCTCGCCGATAAAAGCGCGGCCGCGTTCTTCTCGCTGCCGTTCGACGAGGCCGTGCAGGAGTTCCTGGGCAAGCGCATCGTCACGCCCGAGGAGTTCCGCAGGCTGAGCGACGCGGCCCGCACGCGCGCGTTCACCGCGACCTATCTCGCGAGCGACGGCATGCGTCAGCACGCATTCGAGCTGCTGACGCGCGCGATTCAAGAGGGCTCGACGCTGCGCGAGTTCGCCGCGCAGCTCCAGGCGCAGGAGGTGTCGCTCGGCGTGACCGCGAGCTCGCCCGCGTACATCGAGACGGTCTATCGCACGAACATCCAGTCAGCGTACGGTGCGGGCCGATACCGGCAGATCACGAACCCGGTCGTCGTCGCCGCGCGCCCTTACGTCGAGTACCGCACCGCGCAGGACTCGCGCGTTCGGCCGAGTCACGCCGCGCTCGACGGCGTGATCTTCGAGCAATCGGATCCGAACTGGTCGCGATACGCGCCGCCGAACGGAATGAATTGTAGGTGTGAAATCGTCACGCTGCGCGCTCGCGACGTTGATCGCAGTCGGGTGGTTGCGTCAAGTGACTTGCCCGCAGATACTCTGCCAGATTCAGGGTTTGACACGGCACCCACTGTCACGCTGAATCCATGACCATGGACGCATACGCACTCTACTCCGGCGCCGATCGCTTGTTCGCGCTGCGCGCGCTCGTCGGCCTGACCGGCGAAGGCGCGCAGGCGCGCACGGGCTGGATCCATGTCGCGCCCGAGGGTTCGTGGGAAGGTCATCCGGACGGCGCGTTCACGCTGACGACGGCCGGTTTTGAGTCGTGCATCTACGACGCCGAGCGACGCGCGACGCCGCAGTCGGTCGACTACGAGCACGCCAGTCTGTACCCGACCGGCGAGCCGACGCCCGCGGCGGGATACGTCCAGAAGCTCGAGCGGCGCGCGGACGGCCTGTGGGCGCTTGTTGAGTTCACCGAGCGCGCGGCGACGATGATTCGCGCGGGCGAGTATCGGTTCTGCTCGGGCGTGTTCGCCTTCGAGCGACGCGACCGTCAGACCGGCGACGTGATCCCGTGCATGCTCGATTCGATCGCGCTGACCAATCGGCCGTTCATCGACGGCCAGGAGCCGATCGCGCTCAGTCAGCGCGCGCTCGCCGAGCGCGACATGACGCCTCCGCAGGGCGCGCGCGACGAGGCCGACAAGGGCCTCGCGTGGCGACTCGAGCACGGCCGCGGAGGCACCGAGATCGGCGTCGTTCGAGCGCGCGACATCAGCAACGGCAAGTCGTTGTCGAAGGACACGATCAAGCGAATGCTCGCGTACTTCTCGCGGCACGAGGTCGACAAGCAAGGCACCGGATGGTCGCCCGGCGAAGACGGATTCCCGAGCGCGGGCCGCATCGCATGGGCGCTATGGGGCGGCGATGCCGGCTACGCGTGGGCGCGCAAGATGACGCGCGGATTCGATGCCGACGAACGCGCGGCGAGCGTACGGGCGGCGACTGTCGTCGCCCTCAACGGAGGACGACAGGACATGAACATGATCAAGCGCGAGGCGCTGATGGCGGCGCTCGACTCGCTGGATGGGACCGAGTTCGCGCCCGAGCAGCTGCACGCACTCGTCGAGGGCGTCGCCGCGCTCGAGGCCGCGAAGAATCCCGAGATGGCCGAGCACGCGGTCGAAGGCGCGGTCGAGGAGATGGCCGATCTCAAGTGCGGTCCCGGCTACAAGGCCAGCGAGGCCGCGCTCGCCGCGCCCGCGCCGTCGGCTCCGATGGCCGAGGCCGTGCCGCCGATGATCGGCGAGCCCGCGCCCGCGATCGACCAGACCGCGCAGGACGCGGCCGAGATGATCATGGGCAAGCTCACGAGCGCGACCGGCATGGACGCGGCCGCGATCATGGCGGCGCTCGATCAGAACCTGGACGCGGTGCTCGCGGCGCTCATGGGCGCGGCGGCTCCGAGCGCGGCCGACACGGCGTCGAGCCTGTCGGTGCGTCTGCTCTCGCAGCAGCTGGGCGCGGTCAAGGAGCGCCTCGCAGGCTACGAGAAGGCCGAGCGCGCCGCGACCGAGCGCGCGCTTGACCTCGAGGTCGACGCGCTCGTGCAGGACGGCAAGATCCTGCCCGCGTCGCGCGAGCAGTGGCGCACGCTGGCGCGCACCGCGCGCGAGCAGTTCCGCGCGTTGTCGGCGACGCTTCCGCGCGTCGTGCCGATGGGCCGCGAGGCGACCGCGACGGCGACCGCGTCGAGCAACTCGACCGCGCTCGGCGACAGCATCCTCGACATGACCGACCCTCGCGTCGTCGCGCTTACCGCGGCGATGGACCGGGCCGGCGTTCAGGACTCGAAGATTCGCGCGACTCGCATCCGCGAGGCGCTCGGCAAGCGCGCCGGTTGATCCGGCCGAAATAGGAGGATCGAACCATGGCAGCCGTTACCGCAGACCAGCTCAGCAGCATCCGCGCGACCAACGAAATCGTCGAAGAGACGGTCGCGATCGCCACGTCCAACACCGTGTACCTCGGCACGCTCAGCGTGTTCACGACGGCCGGCCGCGTCGCCAACGCGACCGCCGCCGCCTCGCGTCGGTTCGCGGGTGAGGTCGTCGAGATCGTGAACGACTCGGGCGCGCTTATCTCGGCCGGCACCGGCAACACCGCCGGCACCATCAAGGCCAAGATCCGCTACGGGCATCAGATGCTCCTTGGCGTGAAGACCTCGTCGCGCACGTTCTCGAACCTCGGCAAGAACGCGCTCATCCACACGAACGTCGACATCGGCGGGACCAGCGTCGGCACCGCGGGCGTGCGAGTCGTCGTCGGGCAGATCGCCCAGTTCGACGCGTCGAACAAGTCGACCGCGTGGGTCTGGCTTCGCCAGGTCGGCGACGTTGCCGCGACGGCCTGATCGCCAGTCGCTGAGAACAGGAAAGGCAATCAGACATGTCCGGAATCATTGCAGGTGGTTTGTCGCAGGCGGCCGCGAACACGGCCTATCTCGCGAAGGGTGACGAGATCTTCCAGCGTCCGCCCGTTGGGCCGTGGGCGCTGTTCAGCGACGTCGTGCCGTGCGAGGGCCAGTTCCTCGAGCTCGACACCATCGGCCCCTCGCCGATCGTGCGCGAGCTCGTCGGCAGCCGTCGCTTCGGCGCGCTCCGCGCGTACGCCAAGCGCCAGCGCGTCACGCCGTACAGCACCGACGCGCTCGAGCTGTCGCGTCTCCAGGTCGAGAAGGACGTCAACGGCAGCGTGACCCGCCGCCTGAACGACTACCTCTCGGCGTCCGCGAACTTCTGGGACAAGGTCACGACCGACGCGCTCCTTGCGAACCCGACCGGGATCGACGGCGTCGCGCTCATCTCGTCGTCGCACCCGTACGGGTTCGGCGCGACGTGGTCGAACAACGCCGGTGCGGCGCTGTCGCCCTCGACGTTCGCGAGCGGAATCTCCGCGATGAGCGGCCTTCAGCTCGAGAACGGCGAGCCCGCCGGGTTCTATCCGACGCACCTGATGGTCGGTCCCGCCAACGAAAAGATGGCGCGCGACCTCTGCACGAACCCGCTGCGCCCGTTCCCGGTGTCGGCGTCCGGCGTCGAGGCGTACTCGACCGCCGTTGCGGCGACTGCCATTCAGAATGGCTGGTTCCAGGGCAGCATCGAAGTCGTCGTCAACAAGCGCATGGTTTCGACCTACGCGAACGGCTGGCTCCTGATGGATCTGTCGCGGCCCGGCGTGCGTCCGATGATCGTCGGCGAGGCGATGTCGCCGCGCGCGGTCGTCGTCGACGATCCCGGCTCGGAGCCGATGCTCCAGCGGTCGAACTACGCGTACTACGTCGAGGGCTACGCCGCGATCAGCGGCTACGCTCCGCACGGCGTGTACGGCACCATGACCGGCAGCTGATCCTCGTGAGCGGCCCGCTCGAGCATCGCCGTCCGCGGTGATCGAGCGGGCATGATCACGGAGAACGCATGACTGAAAAGAGCGAATGGCCGAGCATTGACCAGGCGATCAACGGCCTGATCCCGCGCAACGAGCGACGGATCATGGTCCGCGTGAAGGTGCGCCCGCAGAACGGGCACATCGTCGGCGGCGCGCTCGTGCCGCAGGGCGAGCACGTCGCGCTGGTCTACGAGTCCGAGATCGGACGCCTCGCCGGATACGTCTGGGGCGACCGGCATCGGACCGAGGTTGCGGGCGCGCGCGATCAGTATGAGCGCGAGCTCGCCGAGTGGACGCGCACGAGCAAGGCCGCGAGCCGTGAGGTCGCCGAGGCGACGTTCGGCCGCTCGCTCGAAGCGGTGTACTACGACCGGACGCGCGAACAGATTCCGCCGATCGAATCGATCGACATCAACCCGGTGATCTTCTCGCCGCCCGACACGCCCGAGACTCGCGTCGACCGCTCGCAGCGGACGATCGAGGAGGCCATCGTCTCGCTCGCCAAGGGCCAGGAGATGATCGCCGAGGCGCTTGGCAAGACTCGCAACGTGACTCGCTGACTGACAACCCTGTCCGATAGAGGTGCTCGATGGCCTGGGTGACTACCACGTACGTCGACGCGTTCATCGGACAGGGCCAGCGCGTGGCGCTGTTCGGAACGACGGCCGTCTTTGATCAGTTTGAGGTCGGCGCGCGCGCGACCGTGCAGTCCGTGTTGCAGTACGCCGGATACGAGGCGCTCGGCTCGACGTTGACGGCGGGCACGATCACCGAGGCGTTCCTGCAGAAGCTCGTCGCCGCGATCATGGTCCGCGACGCGTACGCGATGCGGAAGGGCATTCAACTGCCCCAAGCCGCGCAGGACGCGATTACGCAGTCGGCCGGACTGCTGGACGCCATCTACGCGAAGCGGCTGCCCGTGCCCGGCCTGGACCCCGCCGCGGCCGACGGGTACGGCGGCGTGCGGTTCACGCCGTCGAGCGTGTACTCGGTCGGCGGACGACCCAAGCGATTCAACCTGCGAAACACCGGGTTCTGATCGTGCCGACGCGCACAACCGGACTCGCCGAGGCGATGGACGAGCTCGAGGCGATCACGGCTCGCATCCGCGACCTGTCGCCCGTGCTGACGGTCGCGGCGCAGGACACGAAGACGCTGATCAGCGATTCGTTCCGACGCTCGCGTTCGCCCGACGGATCGCCGTGGACGCCGCTTGCGCCATCGACGATCAAGCGTCGTCGACAGGGTCCGAACACGCGCGCGCGCAAGGCGACGATCCTCGTCGACACCGGCATCCTCAAGAACTCGATCTACTCGACGTCGGACAAGAGCGGCCTGACGATGGGCACGAACGTGCCCTACGCGGTCTATCACCAGTTCGGCAACGGCCGGATGCTGCGACCGTTCATGCCGATCACGGGATCGGTCACGTCGTATCAGTTGATGACTGGCGGCCCGGCCGGTCGTCACTGGCGCGATGTCCGAGCGATGGTGATCGAGTACATTCGCACCGGGCAGATCACGGGGTAAACGATGGCCGATAATACGACGCTAAATCCAGGCACCGGCGGCGACGTCATCTCCACCGACGACCTGGGCGCGGTGAAGGTTCAGCGCGTCAAGGTGCAGATCGGCACCGACGGCGCGGCCGCCGACGTCTACGCCGGGAACGCGATGCCGGTGCGCATCGTCGCGTCGAGTTCGAGCGTGACGCGCCCGGCGGTCGACACCGGCTCGACGCCGATCGCCGCGTCCAACTCGGGTCGGCTGCGCCTGGTCGTGGTCAACGACTCGTCGACGACTTGCTACGTCAAGTATGGCAACACCGCGACGACGAACTCGTACACGTACCGCCTCGAGCCGGGCTCGACGCTCGAGGAAACGGGCTACACGGGCCTCGTCGAAGCGCACCTCGAGACGGGCACGGGTCACGTCCACGTGACCGTGCTGACGGCCTGACCGATGCCCATCTTCTCCACCGCCATCGCCGGGATCAGCGCGGGCTCGGTCGTCGCGACGGGCACGCGGCTCGTGTTGTCGAACGCGAACGGCGTGTCATTCGGCGCGAACGGCGCGACGATCACGGCCTCGGTCGCGGCCGCGACGCAGTCGACCGCGCCCGGCGCGTTCGCCGCCGGCACGGTCACGATCACGAGCGGCACGGTCGTCCTATCAAACGGCGGCGGCGTGTCGTTCGGCGCGAACGGCCAGACCGTCACCGGCAGCGTAGGAGCCGGCGCAACGGCGACGGGCAATCTCGGAGGGCTCGCGGTAGGGGCCTCGACGCTGACGAGCGGCACGGCCGTCCTGAGCGCCTCCAACGGCCTCTCGTTCGGCTTCAACGGCGCGACCATCACGGGCAGCTACTCGCAGTCGACGGCGCCGAGCGGCATCGCGGCGGCCGGCTCGACGGCGACGTCCGGCGCCGTGCTGTTCTCGAGCGCGAATGGCGTGTCGTTCGGCCTCAACGGCCAGACGATGACCGCGTCGATCGCGGCCGGCGCAACGGCGACGGGCAACGTCGGCGCGCTGGCGGGCGGCACGCAGACGGCCACATCCGGCACGATCGCGTTCAGCGACTCCAACGGCGTCTCCTTCGGCCTGTCGGGCTCGACCAGGATGACGGCGTCGGTCGCGGCGGGCGCGACCGCCACGGGCAACCTGGGCGCCTTCGCGGCCGGCACGGTCACGCAGACGAGCGGCACCGTGCTCGCGAGCAACGCGAACGGCGTGAGCTTCGGCCTCAGTGCGGGCACGTTGACGGGCTCGGTCGGTGCGGGCGCGACGGCGACGGGCAACGTCGGCGGCATCGCCGCGAGCGGCGCGACCGCGACGAGTGGAACGGTCGTGTTCAGCGCGAGCAACGGCCTCGCGTTCGGTCTGAACGGTCAGACGATGACCGCGAGCTACACGCAGTCGACCGCGCCTGGCGCCATCGGCGCGGGCACGCAGACGGCCAGCTCCGGAACGATCGTGTTCAGCGATTCGAATGGCGTGTCGTTCGGACTTAGCGGCTCGACCAGGCTGACGGCCAGCGTCGCGGCGGGCGCGACGGCGACCGGCAACTTCGGCGCGATTGCGGCCGGAACGCAGACGCAGACGAGCGGAACGGTAATCTGGTCGAACAGCAACGGCGTGACGTTCGGCCTCAACGCGGGCACGCTGACCGCGAGCGTCAACGCGGGCGGCGGCGGCGGCGTCGCGGTAAGCGCGGGCACCGCGAGTCAGAGCACCGGCACGGTGATCTTCTCGAACTCGAACGGCGTCACGTTCGGCCTCAATGCCGGGACCGTCACGGCAAGCGTCGCGGCGGGACCGGCCGCGGGCATCGCGGCGATCAGCGGCGGCACGACACTCGCGACAAGCGGGACGATCGTATTCAGCAACGCGAACGGCGTCTCGTTCGGCGTCAACGGCAACACGATCACCGCGTCCACGCATATGGACACCTCGCCGTTCTACGACAACCTCGACTTCGGCGCGACGAACTCGGCGGGCATCGGCGTGTTCGCGTTCACCAACTCGCATCGGTCGCTGTTCCTGTCGCCGATCGACGGCAATCACGTCGAGTTCCCAGACAACATCACCGCGTCGACGATGCACTTGAACTTGTCGCTGTCGGGCTCGACGGCGACGGCGTCGGCCGCGTTCACGTCGCGGTTCTATCTTGGGATCTACACCGAGAACGGCGTGAGCCTGTCGCTCTTGAATAGCGTGCAAGCGAGCTTCGGATTCGCGGCGGCGGCGACGAACAATACGACCGGCTTCGCGGGCGTGCGATTCCTGCCGATCGCGTCGTCAGACTGGTCGTCGCAGCCCGTGTTCTCGGCGGGCGGCCGGTACCATCTGGGATGGTTCTGGTCGTCGTCGGGCGGCACCGTGAATCAGACCGGACAGCTGCTCGGCTACGGCCGGTACTCGTCGGGTCAGCGCAGCGGATCGATCGGCATCAGTCAGGTCGCGGCGACGTCGATCGGATACGCGCCGTTCTACGGCATCTACAACGCGACGACGAACGCGCTTCCGGTCAGCATCGCGAACTCGCAGTTGATCAAGACCGCCGCGACGGCCGCGTTTATTCCGCACATCCAGATGATCGCGGCGACGAACTACTCGGCCTACTGATCCGCGGTGCGCGTCAGCGCATGCAGTCAGTCGAAGAGGTGGCCGAGGCGCTGCGCGCGCCCGGCCTCGGATACGAGCGCGTCGAGCATCACCACGGCTCGACGTACAAGGACACGAGCACGATCGTGATCGTGCCGACGCGCGGCCTGATCCATCACCGCGTGGTCACCGCGTGGCAGAACCTGATCGCGCCGATGAACCAGAAGCGCGCGTTCTTGTTCGTGAGCGGCGACGAGGTCGGCAAGGCGTACGACCGCATGATTCAGCACGCGCTCGACAGCGAGCAGCTGCGCGCGTTCAAGTACGTGTTGACGCTCGAGGACGACAACCTCTGCCCGCCCGACGCGCACGTGCGGTTGCTCGAGTCCATCGAACTCGGGCCGTTCGATGCGGTCAGCGGGCTCTACTGGACGAAGGGCGACGTAATTATGCCGATGGCCTACGGCGACCCCGACGAGTACGCGCGGACGGGCGTGCTCGACTTCCGCCCGCGCGACGTTCGCAAGGCGCTCGAGCGCGGCTC